CGCACTCTGCAAGCGCACGTACGTCGTCTTCTGTGACTCTCGCCCGGATAGCTCGACTCATGGGTTATGAACCATTATTTGTACAGGGTTCTCACTATGATGTTAAGCAAGGCGAAGCCATTACACGTACTTACTTCTGGGCGAAGGATGCCCAGGTGGCCATACCACCCAATGCACCCGAGGTTAGGAGTGCCAATATTATGGTCGATGTGGACTATTATGTTGACATGCCAACCTTCCTCGTTAGCCAAACCGGGCCGGTGTTGATGTACACCATGATTCCCGAGCAAGCATGCCGCACTGGTGAAGTGTCGTACACATTTGTCGACAACAACTTGTCAGTGTCCATAGCTGGTGCAGTTCAGTTTCAACACCCCATTTGGAACTACAACCGCGATGTAGTGCAAGTATCATCGTGGCTGACAACCAAAACCTATTTAATCGACCGTCGCAAGGTGAGCGACGACCACTTTTTAGTGGCGTTGATACCCATCGTAGAATGGTGGGGCCTGCCAGCACTGCTAGCCAGATTCCTAGAATCGCCGGTGCTGTCGAGGTTGGAACCCAACGTAGGAGGTTTCACGCGTGTGCACACTGTTGGTCTTGAGGGCCCTCAGGTGTCCACTGCAAAATCTGGTTCGTTCTGTTGCGCCAACGTGCCATTGGCCATTGATAGCCAAGTCGCAACACTTGCAAGAGTGACAACCTTAACCTTGTCTATCCCGGCTGTGATGTCAGTCTGGGACAAGAGGGATGATGCTATCGTTCTAACTGAGTTCCATCGCCTCAAGTTGGTAGAGAACCAGCCAACATTCACGCCCATTAACAACGCAGTCAGGTCGTATCAAGTGACTAACTCAAGATTTGATCCCGACGCGAAACCACTCATGACAGCCTTTATGCAGCCTTTGATCGATGCAGGCTTTGTTCCGGTTGCTGGCTCGGAGAGTGAGGCGTTCTGCATTAATGAACGCATTGTGAAGGTGGCAGCACCTGTGCTTGAGATGACCACTATCATTGACAGGAGCATGCAACAATTCTTAGAGTTCTTTATACCTAAACCCTATTTGGCACATCCGGTAGAACTCGAGGAAGTCAGTGAACGACAATCTCGCCCATCACAGCGCCACATCTTGGCAGCTGCTGAGGTGACATTGCCACGCCGGCAAGTTGACATGTTTTTGAAGAAAGAAGCAAATCAGGAAATCAAACCACCGCGGCCTATTAGCACTATCAATGGGCCGGACAAACGCGATTATTCGCGCTACGTGTACTCGCTGTCGGACTACATGGGGGAAAATGCACCATGGTACGCATTCTGCCGTCAACCAATCGATGTTGCTTTCAAAGTGACCGAAGTG